CATCTGGTGGAAGTCGGCCTTCATCGGCAGCGTCGGATCGAATTGCGCGTTCTGACCGACGAACGCGGCGAGGCGATAGATCGGCTCCGCGCGCACCATGCGCTGCGCCTGCTGCAGCTCGCTCACGTACTCGATCTTGAGCTGCTGGCCCTGCAGCTCCTGGGGCGGGACGGGCACCATGCCATCCTCGCCCGCGGCCCAGAACCGCGCGCTTTCGTCGAAAATGTCCTGCAAAATGCCGTCGACGGCCGGGTTGAGCACCTCGCTGTTGATGTTGTGCAGGACCGGGCCGAGCAGGAGCTTCTCGCGCGCCCGCTCCAAGACCTCGGTCGCGGTCATCTCGCGACGCGCACCCTCCATGAAAGTCAGGAACAGGTCGACGAAGCACTGCTTCTCGATCCGCCGCTGCAGCGTCTCGTAGTACCACTGCGCATCCTGCAGCTGAATCGAGCGCGGGTCGATCAGCGGCGTGATCGACGTCGCCCCCTGCACCGCGTTGTAGGCGTTCGGCTCCTGGCTGAAGGCGTTGAGCACCCCGCCCGAGAAACCCTGCGCGGGACCCTGCCAACCGCCGGCGCCGGTCTTGCGGTCGATCCCCTGCACCAGGCGCTTCTCGACGCTCTGCAGGCCCGCCACGTCGCCCAGCGCGTCCATCAGCGGGCCGTTGCCGTAGGCGTCGGGCGGGACGTGCTCCCAGCGGCCGATCAGTGCCGGGCACTTCTTGGTCCCCCCGGTGCTGAGGAACCAGTCGGCTCTCGGCTCCGAGGGGTCCCAGTAGAGCGAGACATAGGGCCACCGCTGCAGCCCGGGCTTGCTCGCGAAGCGCTGCGACCAGGGCTCGATCGCGTGCCGGATCGTCACCTTGCCGTCGAGATTGCCGCGGTCGTACTGGTCGCGCACGGCCAGCGAGACGCGATCCAGGCCGAAGCTGCCGATCAGCGTCTCGATCGTGCACTGCCACTCGCGGTAAGCGGTGTGCGCCCGGTCCCTGGCATCGTTGGCGATCCAGTACTCGCCCGTCGTCCACGGGTGCCACTTCACCACCGTCTCGAAATCGCGCTCGCGGGCCAGGGCGCAGGTCCCGAACCCGCCGATCTCGAACATCTCGACGGTGGCCGCACCGTAGAACCCGGATGCGCTCAGTATCTGATACGCCCGCCGTTCCGTGCGATCGAGCCACTGCCGGACCGGGCCGTACTCGTTGAGCTCGTCCTCCTCCGGCGTCAGCCGAAACCAGGGGCTTGCCGGGTTGATCACGTTCGCCGCCAGACCGTGCGCCATGGTGCGCAGCGACCGGCTGGCCGTGTTGTTGACGATGCCGGCGTGCTTGTCGCGCCCGCTGGTCCGGTCCGTCACATTGAACTTGCCGCGCCGCGGCAGCGCCAGCTTCTGGATCAGCCGCCACTCGTGCTCGCGCGGGCTGCGCTCCGTCTTGAGCGTCGCCAGCCGCTCGTCAAGCCGCTGCCGGAGCGTGTGGCCCGTCATCAGAGCGGGGCGCCGATCAGGTTGCGGATGCCCAGCTGATCGGTCCGCAGACCGGATGCCGCCGTGCGGCTGTTGCGCTGCTGGCCGAGCATGAGCCGCGCCCGCTGCCGCGCTGCCATCTCGGCCTCGCTGATCTGTGAGGCCGGGTCGGTGATCGCCGCAGGGGCCACCGGCTTGTTCGGCGCGCCAACCGGCGTGATCGGCTTGATGGGAGCACGCTCCATGACCGGCGGCTGGGTCTCGACCTGAGTGGCCTGCGCCTTTGGCGGCGCTGCCGGCCCCGACAGCCCGGACTGCTTATATGCCTTGCGGAGCTGCGTCTGAAGAATCGAGCGCGCGATCAGCTCGTTGCGCCCGCCTTCGCGCGCCGCCTCGTACTGCGTTTGAAACTGGCCGATCGAGGCCATCGCCATGAACTGGTCAAAGCTCAGTTGCGGCTTCGGCCGGCCACTCTGCTTCAAGCCGTTCGTGAACGCGCCGTTCGTCGCCATCTCGCATCCTCGCCGAGGGACGCGGACAGGATGCGCCCCGACGGGAGCCGGTTAACAATGGCGAGTGTGCCTACCAGTAGTCGCCGCTCTTGGGCGCGAGAGGGCGCCGCGTGCTCACGGTGAGCAGGTCGCCGACGGTATATTGGTCGCCCAACACGCGGGCGATCCGGGCGAGATACCGCCGATCGCGCTGCCACTGGTCCAGCCGGGCGATCATCGGGCAACGGAAGGTGTCGGCGTTCATGGACCTCACATCCCCAGGATAGCCGCGCGCGGGTCGTGGTCCGCCTGGACCGCGCCCTGTCGACGGTACGCATTGCGCGGCGGGCGTGGCCCCAGGTCCTGCGCGAAGGTCAGCGCCAGGGCGTCGAAATGATCCGGGCTCCGGCCGATCCGCGCCTTGATGCTGTCCTTGTCCTCGCACAGGAACTTGTCGCCCCGAAACGTGTATGTAGTCGCCGTCATCTCCGACACCAGCTCCGGCAGGTTCGGCAGGCACCCGCCGTCCTTCACCCATTGGGCACAGGCGAACAGGATCTCGGCGCGCTTGTTGGCGAACCGGGCGTCGTTGGGCGTGCCGGCGAACTGGACAGGGATAGCGCTGCGTCCCAGGTGGCGAAGGTGATCAACCCAGGAAGTCGCCCATCCTCCGCTGCCGTCCATGAAACATGCATCGGCATCCCATTCGGTCCATTTGCGAGAAACAGCGCCCGCACCCTGGTCCCCGGTAACGTTTCGCAGGACGTGCGGAGCAAACGCGATCCGACCCTGGCGAGGGAAAATGACGCTCGCATCATCACCCTGCCGAGCCACATCGACACCGAGAACCCGGGCCGCGAACTCATACTGGCTCTCCTGCAAGACGCGCTTCATGGCGTCGCGAACCTCGTCCGGCCCGATCAGCGCGTTGATGCTCGCAGGCGGGAAGCGGCCGAAGACGTTGACGAGCACCCACGGGTTGTCGCGCCCGTATTTCTCAATCTGCGCCTGCGCCCATTCGACCGAGACGCGCGGCGTGCGCTTCGGGTCGTCGGGATCGCTGGTGATCTCCGTGACATGCCACAGCCGGCGCTCGCCGGTGCAGGCCCGGTAGAGCGGCCCCTCGAGGTGCGTCGGGTTGCCGGCCTGGACGATGTGCGCTTCCTGCTTCGCCGGGTCAACGACGTTGGCGAGGCCACCCTCAGCCGCCGCCATCACCGCGTCGGGAATGCCGCCGCTCTCGTCGAGCACGAACAGCAGGTAATCCGCATGCAATCCAGCCAGCGTGTCCGCCTGCTGCTCCGGCGATGCCGAGCGCGGCCAGGTGCGCGCCGAGCACCACCACGTCTCGGGATGCTCCTTGCAGACGATCCTGGTCTTCTGCCACGAGAACATCGCCTCCAGCAGCGGCGAGCGCTTCTGCCACTTGGCGAGCTCGCTCCACAAATTGTCCGACAGGTTGTCGCCGGTGATCGCCGTGGCCGCGACCTTCGGGTGCGGTCGCGTGAGCAGGAAATTCCAGATCAGCCACGCGAGGAGGGCTGTCTTGCCCGGGCCTTTCGAGCAGCGCATCGCCATTCGGGGCGAGGCAGGGAAAGCCGCAAGAACATCGTCCTGCCAGTAGTCGGGCGTGGCTCCGAACACCTCGCGCACGAAGATGCGCGGGTCCTCGCGCCAGAGCTTCAGCTTCGCTGCCGCTGGGGTCAAGCGATCTCTAACTTCAGGCTATCGAGAACTAGGCTCTCCAGCGTGACCTTGACCTCGCCGTTGATGTCGACCACTTGCGTCGGCTTGCCCCAGCCATAGGCCAGGATCAGCTCGGCCGCCTTGATCGACTGCGCCGACGCGCCTGGCTCGCGTAAGGCCTCCAGGAGCTTCGCCAGCGCCTTCGGGCTGTGCGAGCGGCATTCCTCACGGAACTCCGGGAACAGCGCTGGACGCCCGCCAGGGTTGGCGGACTGGCCCTTTACGAAGGGCTTCCCAGGTCCGCGCGGCCTGATGGCGGTTGGAATGCCGTTCTCAGCCAAGGCCGCTCACCCCATCTCTCCCATCATGCCGCCGAGCCTTGCGATCATGCGCTCGTCGCAACCGTCGGCGCGCATCCGCCGGAGCGCTGCCGCCCGCTCCGCCGCCTCGAGGTCCGCCATCGCCGCATCGTCGTCACCGTCGCAATCGCCTGTCCATCGCCCGGTCTTATCGCGCGGCCATTTCGGCGACACTCTGCGTCGAGCGCCGATGAGCGCCATGAAGTACCTGACCAGATTGTAGCTCGCCGCGGAACCTAGGCCCGCATATACCGCAGACGGTCCATCGCCGCGATTGAGGCCCGACCGAACGGCATGCGCCAGGATCATCAGCTCCGCGTCGCACAACCCGAGCAACAGGAAATGCCGCCTGGCTTCCGGGTGATCCAGCCGAAAGCCGTTGCACAGCTTGCGCCGCAACTCGCTCAGGTCGTCGGGGATGTCGGCGGACAGCGGCATACCCTCATCTAGCGCCACTGGCCGCGTCGATTACCACATCTTGCGGCTGGGCAGCTAGAGGTTGTAGTTGCGCGGGACGGGCCAGCCGCTTGAGCTTGGCCAGCTCGTGGTTCTCGGTTGCCCAGCCGCCTGGCGTGCTCGCGATGGAGGCTGTTGCGCCGTTCGTGTGCTCGACCATCAGATGTCCGCTCGACACGAAGCCGACGTGTGTCCATCCCAGCGGCGCAATCTTCCGCAAGAACTCGCCGCGTTTGTTGCGCAAACTTCTGCTCATTTCGGCCGTTTTCCGCTACAATCCGCCCGTTGTAACTGTCCCATGGAAAGGTTATCCGAATGGCTACCAAGCTCACGGCTGTCCAGAATGAGGCTGCCGCCGATGATGTTGCCGCTGTCTCTGCACCCGCTACTTCCAGGAAGCGCAGCACCACCAAGCTCGGTCTTGCGTGCATTCTGGTGGATGCCGCCACTGGCGAGCCCTTCGCCCTGCCGCCGGGCATCAAGCTGGTGGCGTTTCGGGTGACGCGCGACATCGTGGCGCTTCAAGACGAGCTGCTCGCGGGTGGGCTGAACGCGAGCCTGTACCTGAAGATCGAGGTTCCCGCCGCGGCCTGAGCTGTCGGCGGATCGGTCACGCGGGGCTGGCTTCGGCTGGCCCCGCTGGCGTTTGGGGGGGGTTACCACCTGACCACCACCTGACCACCAGAATCCAACGTCTGGTCAGGATTTTCCCTTGTGTTTTCAATAGCCTGACCACCTGACCGGCCTGACCGGCCATCAGCAACACCTATGGGGCGTGTCTGGTGAAATGGCGTACGTAGTCTTTCAACCAAGTTCCTTTTCCTTATAGCCTGTAAAAACAGGTGGTTAGGTGGTTAGGTGACAGTAAGTGGTTGATATGGCCGGAGATTACCTGACCGGTAGGAATTTGTTCGGCGGTCAGGTGGTGGTCAGGTGGTCAGGCGTCATCGCGCTTGAACCCCTTCATGCTAACGCCGCCGATCCAAACGGTGCCGCGTTTCCAACCAAGTGTCCACATGATTGACCCAACCCGTTCGGCATCCTTCTGCGTGATCTCGCCGGTACGTTTTCCGATTGCCTTAGTAATCAGTTCGTTTGCCGTTATCTTGTTAAATGCGGCATTTTCGAGCCAAGCTACCAGGGTCTCCGACCACGGGTCGACCTCACGGCGGGCTTCTTGGGCCTGCTTCGCCACCATTTCGATATCACTGTCTGTGATCCACCACGGATCGCCAGCGTCGAACCTCGATACGGCTTCGGCCCATATCTGTTCGCGGTCGACGGACAGTGCGTCGAGGTCTATTGCCCCGCCGGCGGCGACCGGCCAGAAGCGACGATTCCCGGTATCGTCCTTGAGATATTCGGCGTGGTTGACGGTCCCGGCGAAGACGCACTCGCGCGGCGCGCTGATCAGGCGTTCGCCATAGGGCGGGCGAAAGCGGTCGGTGGAACGGGACACGAACGCCTTGATACGGCTCGTCTCGCCGCTCTTGAGGTGGTCGAGTTCCGCCAGCTCGATGATCCAGACGCCGCGCATTTGCAGCCCGGCATCCTTGGACCCCATTTCGGCCAGCTCGTCGGTGTACCAGTCGGCGCCCGCGAGTGTCTTGAGCGCAGACGACTTCCGCAGCCCCTGCCTGCCTTCGACGATCAGGACGTGGTCGGCCTTGCAGCCTGGCTGCATGACGCGCGCGACAGCCGAGATGAGCCATGCCTTGCCCACCGCCTGGACGTAGGTCGTACGCTCGGCCGCGAGGTAGAAGGTAAGCCAGTCATCGATCCGTGGCGTCCCGTCCCATGTCAGGGATCGCAGCCACGTGCGCAGGGGGTGAAACCTGTTCTCGTAAGCCACCGTTTCGATCGCCTGCGTCGTGATCTGAAGCCCGATGTTTAGGTCGTTCTTCTGCGCCCAGACGTTGGCCAGATTGTCGTCATGCTTGGACCACGGCCGGTTGACCTCATCCGACCATGGCAAGACACCGAGCACGGTCGTTTCCATCGAGAACTCGTTGAACGCAAGCTTACCACGGAACTCGGGTGCGTCGCGAAAGCAGATGCATGCGTTGTAGAGGTTGGTCCGCGCAGACCCCGTGCTGCTAATCTGCAGCTTGTCCTTCCAGGGCGTGTTGTCGACAACGATGTGGGGCTTGGTCATCATGTCGCCGCCCCGATGATGCGCGCGACCTCGGCAGGCCCGGCCTGCTGGAGCACGTCGTTGAAGTCCTGGCCCAGCGGCGGCGCCGCAACCCGCACGCGCTGGAATCTGGCGCGCGTCTCGACGGCGGACTTCACGAACCGATCGGCCGGGCTGTCCGGCGCGTCGCCGTCGCGGGCGATCGTGATCCGCTTCTGGGGTGTGCGCAGCTCTCGCAGGCCGGCGATGCCGATGCAGACGAGCACCGGTCGCCGTGGCTCGATAGCGCCCCAGATCGACAGGCCCGTCTCGATCCCCTCGCACAGGATCGGCTCACCCCGGCCGGGCAGATGCACGGCCGCGATCCGATGCCACCCGGAGCACGCCGTGAACGTGCGCTTGGGGACGGCAAAGCCGGCCTTGTGGCCGCAGTCGGTGAGATAGACCACCTGTGCGGCCCGGATAGTGCCAGCGGCGTCCTGTGCCAGCCCTATGAGCCCGTAGGGGTTCCGGCAGAAGCGGATCGAGTGCGCCGGCCAGTCGGTGATCCCGCGGCGGTTCAGATAGCGCTCAGCGGCCGTGCCGGCGGCCTGCTGCATCTGGTCCAGAGCTCGCGAAAGGCTCGGCGCCGACTCGCTGTCGTGCGTGATCGCGCGGCGAGGCGGCGGGCGCTGATAGGGCTCGTCGCCCGCGACCCGAATATGTCCGCCCTTCTGGGCCTCGTGATCGAACCACACGCCGGCCTTCTCGCCGGCCAGCTCGACCGCGAGCGAGCCTTTCTTGCCAAACCGAAGTTGCCGGGACGACGACAGGAACTTGTTGGGCTCGCCGAACAGGCGGCGGGCTTCCTCGCCGATCTGGTCGGGGCTGGTCATGCCACGTTCAGCCGCAAGGCCATCAGCGGGTGAAAGCCCAGCATCTCGCAGGCCTGGAACTTGTCGACGCTGCGCAGCTCCATCACCTTTCGCACGCCCCAGCCAGGACGATAGCCGCGGGTCTTCATGATCAAATGCACGTCGTCGACCGTGCGCATGGCGGACACGGCGGCATGGTAGGACATGGCCTTGATGCGTTCGGCCATTGCCATTTCCGGCGTGATCTCGACCAGCTCGCCGTCGCGTTCCTCGATCGCGCGGCTGGATTTCTCGGCGATGCCGCCGCAATGCGGACAGGCCGTGATCCTGCTCAGGTAGACCGAGAAGCAATCCTGACAGTGGCGGATCGCGATGCCAGGCTCGACCGTCTGTTTCGACCGCTTCGGCCGCCCCTTGAGCGACCACACGCGGGGTGTCTCGGGCAGGCCGTGACGCAGGGTGTTGCCGGCGTGATCGAGGATGATCGCGGATTGGCCGCCGCCGCGGTTGGCACGGCCCCACTGCTGCGACGCGAGCACCAACGACATGGTGGGGCGCAACAGGATTGCGCAGGTCACGCCCGGAACATCGAATCCCTCGTTGACCATGCCGATGGACACAAGAGCCTGCGTCGCGCCCGACCGGATGCCGGCGATGGCTTGCCGCTGGTCGTCCGCGCTCAGGTCGCTGTGCAGCAGCGTCGTGACGATGCCGGCTTCATTGAACTGTTCGGCGACGTGACCGCCGTGCGCGATCGAGCAGGCGTAGACGATCGCCTGCCGATCGGCTGCCAGGCGCTTGAAGTGCTCGACCGCGTCCCCGGTGATCGTCGGCTTGTCCATCGCGGCCGAGAGCCCGCCGATGGCATAGTCGCCCTGTTCCGTCTTGACGGCCGACAGATCGGGCTGGCCGGGTGCGAAGACGCGAAAGGGCGCGAGATGACCCATCTGGACCAACTCGGCAACGGACGGGCCGCAGACCAGCGCCGAGTACACGTCACCCAGGCCGCGACCGTCGAGCCGCGATGGCGTGGCGGACAGGCCGATCTGATAGGCACGCGGCCAAGCTGCGAAAATCTTGACGTAGGCGGCGCTCATCGCCCGGTGGCACTCGTCCGTGATGATCAGATCGAACGGCTGCACCTTGTCGAGCCGCCGCGCGAGCGTCTGGACGGACCCGATCTGAACCGGCCGTCCGTTGCTGCTGCGGCCCGCCATGATGATCCCGAACTCGAGCCCGGCAGAGGCGAACCGCTCGGCGGTCTGGTCGATCAGGACGCGGGTGTGAGCTTGGAACAGCACCCTCTTGCCGCGCGCGGCGGCTTTGTGCGCCGCGACGATCGCGACGGCCGTCTTGCCGGCGCCGGTCGGCATCTGGCCCAAGACCGAACGGTGGCCGGCGCGAAACTGAGCCGATATGTCGTCGAGCAACTGCTGCTGATAGGGTCGCAGCTGTATGTTGTTGCCGGTCTGTGCTTCTAGCCGGACGGAATCCGGGCTATTATCCGTGCTCATGGTTCATCCGCCAGTACGGGTGAGCAAGTCGCGGCAGCGGGTGTTTCCAGCACCCCTGTCGCGGCGCCTCTCGACGCATCGCGCAACATAGCAGGCTGTGCTGCCGGGACAAAGCCTTGCCGGCGCACGGTGGCCATCAGCAGGACCGGCTCGACGAGGCGCACGGCGCTCATCCCCCGCCCTCGGCGAGCTCGAGGGCCCTGAGCCCGCGCCTGGTGATCTCCCACACTGGCCCCAGCTCGGGGTGCTCATAGAGGTCGATCATGCGGTGCGCGTCGAGTGCCTTCCTGGTGATCGGGTTGATGAGGTCGCGGGCTTCGGCGCGGGTCATCGGGCCGTGCTCGACGATGCGCTGGAGGGCTTTGACCTGCGGGATGCTGGGCACGGACCAGCGGCTGAGCTTCACCGTGCCCACCAGTGCAGCATGGCGACGCCGACGAAGATCGCGCCGACGAACAGCCCCGGCAGCGACGCCCACTCGCCGCGCGACCACGCGACGGCGGCGAGGGTCAGCAGCACGAGGCCGGCGAGGTAGAGGAGGCCGGTCATGCTGCGGCGCTCATCATGGCGCGGCCGAAGATTTCCGGGATTTGAGGGACGACGGCATTACCGAGAGCGCGAAGTCTGGCGACACGGATACGTCGGTCCAGCCGAGATTGATGCCCATGAGCCACTCGACCCACAGGGGGCTCAAGGGACCACCAGCCGTGCGCTCGATGACTTCGCTGAGTGGCCGCGAGCGCGCGTTGTAAATCGCGTCCGTAGCCTTCCCAGAACGCCAGTCGCGCGCCGACGGTGTCGGCCATTGCTCCCGCTTCACCCGCGTCGGCAGATCGTCGTCGCACACCGGCCGGCGATCCAGCGGGTTCGGCCCCTTGTGGTCGCCCCCGCAAGGCGTCGGCCACTGTGTCCGAGCCGATACCGCCTCGATCAGCGTCCCGCCCTCGCGCGCTTTCGTCGGCGTCACCAGCCCGCCGTTCGTCCCGAGAGTGCTGGTCGACGTCGGCCAGAGGTTCCGGTGCACCGCCCGCTTCTGCATCGAAGGCGCCATCATGTTGGCCTTGGCGGTCGGCGTCGGCAGCGACGATCCAGATCCGGTCGCGTCGGTGAGGAGCGCCAACGGCGGAAGCGGGTACACAGTGCCACTGAGCATCATACCCGAGCGAAGAGAGTTCCCCGAGAACCGCTTCCAGTCCGCGAGAGCGAAGGGCGGAGACGTTTTCGAGGAAGACCCAGCGCGGGCGGATTTCGCCAATGAGCCTGACGACTTCGTAGAACAGCCCTGACCTGGCTCCCGACAGTCCCGCCCCTTTGCCGGCCAAGCTAATATCCTGGCAGGGGAAGCCTCCGCAGATAACATCGGGAACAACGCCATCTGCGCGGAGCCGTTCAGCAGTAATGCTGCGCACGTCGTCATAGCATCGGACCTCCGGCCAGCGCTCGGCCAATACCAACCGGCAAAACGGCTCGATCTCGCAGAACGCGACCGTCGTCATGCCCGCCCGCTCCAGGCCGAGCGAAAAGCCGCCAATGCCGCTGAACAGGTCGAGGACTCTCACCGCCCATTTCTCCACACGTCGAGCAGCCCCGCGAGCACGACGTACCCGCCCGCGCCCGTGGTTGCCGGGTGGTCCTGCACGGTGCCGACGATCCACCCGAACACGCCGACCGCGATCAGCCCGACCGCCCACAGCAGCGTGTCGGGGTCCATGGCGGGGTCGTCGGGGTGCGGGCTCATGGCCAATACCTCACGACGGGCTCGCCCACGCCGTCACGCCAAACGTGCCACGCATAGTTGTGGATCGGTTGCGCCTTGCGATCGTCTGACCACCACGGGCGAAATCGCATGCGGGTCTGCCCGCGATACAGTGGGTCGGAGAACAGATCGGACCGGCAGGCCGCCATATCCCAGTTCGCTCGCATGAGCATCGCTGCGCCATCGGCGAGCCCGCAGCGGACCTGGAACACCACGTCTTCGGCGATCTCGTCGACAAGCCCGCGCCTGTAGGGCGGGTTCGTGATGATCCATCCGCACTTGATCGGCGCATGCGCATTGGGCGCGCAGCGAGCCTCTAAGCCGCGCCCAAGGAGATAATCGACGATGCCGCTGCCATTCGGCGCACAGCAGTCAACCAACGGCCCAGCGAGCGGCCAGCTATCGAGCAGAGCCTCAACACAACGCCCGTCGATCGTCGGGTAATGGTCATCCGCACGGCGATCGTAGCCGCTGTGAACGTAGGGCACGCTCACCGCCGCACCACCCGGAGCATCGCCTGTCGGACGTGCGGCTCCAGCAGCGCCAGCTCCCGCTCGGTGGCGCACGCGAGCTGCATCGGCTGCCGCGGCCATAAACCTATCTCCGGCGGCGAGATGAGCGCACCCTTGGCTACCATCTCCACCTGCCCCGAGCCCTTGCCCGGCCCCTGCTTGCGTGGCCCCTTGACCTTTCCGCCGCCGCCCTCGCGCACCATGGCCGAGCACGAGCAGCAGCAGAAGCGCGACCGCTCGCGGGCTACGAGGTTCGGGCACCCCGGCCGCTCGCAGGTCTTGCCGCTGGTCACGCCGCGATCCTGATCATGACCGGGATGCCGAGCGGGGCGGAGCAATCGGCCGGCGGTGGCAGCTTGCGCAGCGCCGCCAGGAACGGATCGACCCGGGGCGCTCTCCTGGCCTTCTCCCGCGCCATGCAAGCCTGCGCCTGCTTCAGGTTCCGCCGCGTGCGCAGCGCTTCGTCGAGCTCGAGCGCGGTGCATCCGATCGCGGACCGCAGCGTCTTGCGGCGAAGGTGGAGGTGGACCAAACCCTCGAAAATCGTGCGCTGGGTGGGGGTCATGCCGGCTGTCCCGGCTCGCACGACAGCCACGCCCGGATGAAGTACTCGGGGTGCTCGGCGACCCACTGAGCGGCGGACGCCTGCCCGCCTGCGCTGCACCCTTCGACGATCATGCTGACCTTGCCGCAGGTGGAGGGGTCGGCGGTCAGGCAGGCCAGAACGACAAGGAGTCCGGTCATCAGTCGTCACCTCCGCACAGAGCTTCGATCGTCTCGTTGTTGGACAGGATCAAATTCACCGTCTCGTCGGTGAGCGCTTCCAGCTCGCTCGGGACGATGGTCACGACGACGAGCTGCCGGCAGACGGCGGCGCTACTTGCGGGTGTAGTTGTCCTGCAACCGCCGACGACGGCCAGCAGCGCCAAGATCGCGCACGTCGCGGCGCACTTCGGCAGCCTTGGCAGCCATGGCGTCTTCGGCCGCCTTGTCGGCCAGCACGCGCTTGAGCTCGGCATCGGCCTTCCCCATTTGCTTGATCGTGAAGAAGCCGGCGACCGCGGCGATGCCGCCGAGGAGGTAGCCGCCGAAGTTCGAGATCAGCCACCAGAGCATTTTCATCGGCTCTGGCTCCCGGCCTGTCCGTCGTGCAGGTCCTGGCGCTTGAACATCACGGCGAGGATCGCTCCGCCGACGACGCCGGCCAGGGACATCATCAGCTGCTTGGGCGTCATGGTGCCCAGCGCGTTCGTGTCCAGCCCTGCCACCCTGGCCTGGATCTCCGGCCACAGCAGGATCAGCAGCGGCCCGGCCCCGGAGCCCGCCGTCGCCAGCACGCTCCAGACGGTGCGCGACTTCGTGAGGGTCGGCTTGACTTCCTCGATGCTGACCGTGGTGGCACTGGCGGACGACGTGCCGTCCCATCCGTTCACCATCAGGTCGGCCTCGACCTTGCGCCGCGCCACAAGCCCGCCGAGGATACGCTTCTTGCCGGTGCGCTGGTCGGTGGCTTTGTTCCACCACTGAAGCGCGGCGGCAGCGGCATCGACGTTGCCCTTGCCGTCGTTCAGGCGCTTCAGGCAGGTGCTGGTGGCGAAGGCTTCCTGGCCGATGTTGTAGGCAAGCGACGCGCATGCCTCGACCACGTTGTCAGGCGGATCCCAGATGATCCGCCCGCGCACGTCGGCCAGGATATCGCACAGGTCGCCGACCAGGTACGCCTCGGCCGTCTCGCGGGTGATCGTGGCGTCGCCCATCTTGACCGGCTTGCCGTCAGGATAGGCCGTCGTGCCGTAGCCGATGGTCGGCTTGCCGCCGGGGCAGATATAGGCCGTGGGCGAGAACGTCTCAAAGCCCTTGATCAGCTCGACAAGGCGGGTGCTCGGCTCGATCACGGCTCTACTCCGAACAGGAGGCCCGGCGGGACGTTCTCGGCCGCGCGCCGGTCGACAGCCTTGGAGCGCTTGGGGATCTTGACGGGGGCGGCCGGGGCTCGGCCGTAGAGCGCGATCAGCGCGGCCTCGGCGCGGCCGTGGTGCTTGGCGAGGTCGAGCCCACCCTTGGGCCAGGAGAGCCGCGCGCGGGCCAGGGCGAGCGACGCGCTCTTGTCCTTGCGCAACAGCCCGGCGCGCCGCTTCCAGGCCGATGCTTGGACGTGCATGAACGGCATGGATAGGGCGGACAGCATCGTCTCGATGCCTCCAGCCAGTCTGGCAAGTGCTGCCCCAGCGCCGGTGAACCCCGGCTCGTGCGCCCGCGGGTGCCACCCACCAACGTGCTCGACGAGCGTCACCGGCGCTGCGTGCTCCTCGAGCCAATCGCCCAGCACGGCACCATCCACGATGTTCGTCTTGCCGGCGGCGATGATTGGCATGTCGAGCCAGTCGACCACCTGCAAGCTGGCCACGTCGACCAGGACGAGGGCTCCGGTGACGCCTGGGTCGACGCCAAGGATGAGCATGGCCGGGCCTAGTTGATCGAGGCCAGCTCGGCGCCCTTGCGGAACCTCTTCCGGGCGGGCTTCTCGGCGTCCGCCTGGGCTTTCTCGTTCGCGGCCTGCTCGGCGATCTGGTCGAGGAGGTCGATCTGCGCATCGTAGCCGAGCGCGTCGCGGCAGGCGTCGAAGCTGTCCAGCCACGCCTTCATGTCGCCCGGCTTGAGCTTGCGCAGCTTGCGGGCCGACTTGAACGCATCCTTGCAAATGCGCAGAGCGGCACAGCCGGCATCGATCATCGACTTCAGGTCCTCTTTCTGACCCTCGGCCGCGACTTCCAGCCGATCAACCTTGACGTCAAGATCGCGTATGTTGTTCAGGTTCACTGCATTCTCCTGCACACTCAGCCCGTTCGAGCGCCTGTCGGAAAAACCCCCGGCCAGCCGAAACCGGCCGGGGTTAGTGGGGGAGGAAACGCCTCAACGCTGGATCGGAGGAACCCCAACCCAGCGTGATGCGCCGGAACACGTTGTCCGCCGGGGCCGACGCATCACGCTGGGCAGGAAAGGCCGGCGAGGCCGCAGCCCCGCCGGTAATGGGAACGAGGGAGGCATCACAACGTCAGGCAAACAACCGGCCTTACCCTGCCGGCCCGTGGGAGAACCGAACCCACGGCCCAGGCCCGCCACCTGTGCGTAGACGGGCCTCGGCGCTGGGATCGTCATGCGGCGCTCCTATCGGTCATCTTGCGGAATGCTTCGCGCGGCCAGAAGGCCATTCCGCCTTCGCCCATCTTCCAGCCTTCGTAGATTCGCGGCTCACCGAGCGTCTTCAGCGCTCCGACCAGCATCTCGCCGCTGTCTTGCTCAACGACGACAATCCAAACAGCAGTTCCGGTGATTTCCTCGACCTTGCGGTAGTGCTCCCATAGCCGCTTGCTGATGCCATGCTCCAGTCGGCCGCTTTTGCGGTGCAATGTCGGACCATTCTTGACCTTCACCTCGACCCAGAACCGGGCGCCGTTGCGCGCCACGTCCAGATCGGGGATCGCATAGCCGCTGATCCGGCCTTGCAACCGCGGGGCCTTGTTCTTGTCGTCGCCGGCATAGTCGTAGCTCGGCACGACGTACCAGCCATTGTGCTGCAGCCAACCGGCGACCGTCTGCTCGCCAGCACGCCCAAGCTCGAACTCCGGCCGCTCACGCAGCGACGGCATTCTCAACCTCCTGCACGAAGGACACCGGGCCGCCGAAGCCGAAGCGCGCGAACGCCATTTCGAAGCGCGCTGGGTCGGAACCGAAGTAGAAGAACACCGAGCCGTTGGCCGGACTGCTTGAGGCAGTGCTCTCGCTGTAGAAGTTGATCCGGCCCTTAGTGAAGCAAATGCGCGAGCAGGCCCGCGCCAGCGTGTGAAACCACGCAGTATCGGTGCGGTTGTCGACCAACACCACGGCGGCAGACACGCGGCCGCCCTCAGCCTCCTCGATCAGCTTGCGCGCGAACCTGTCGATCAGCCCGGAGGCATACGGCGGGTTCATCCAGACGCGGCCGTGCCACTCCTTGGCAAGACCGTCATCTTCCTTAGTGAACCACTGCCCTGCCCGTACCGTCTCCTGAGCCATTGCGCAGGTGGCCGGGTCCAGGTCGATCCCGCCCATGGCCTGCCGCGCGGCCTCCACGTAGATCGCCGGTGTGTAGTACTCGTTGTCGCCCGAGAAGGACTTGACGGCGTTGGTGCCGGCAGACACCGGGCCGTTGATGATCTTGTCGCGCGTCGCAGCCACCGTGGCCTTGAACTTCTCCTCCGGCACCGCGGCGAGCTTCTGTGCGTCGGAGGAGAGCTTCTTGGTGATGCCGATCTCGGCGAGGGTGGGTGGCGCCGGCTTGGGCGCGGGGACAATCTTGGGCTTCTTTGCCTTTGGCGAAACCGGTTCCGCAGTGGTACCGGTTTTTGCCGGCCTGCCGCCCTCATTCAGCCCCTCGGCTTTCTTCTGCTCGGCCAGCATCTCACCGAGCTTGCGCGTGGCGTCTTGCCGGATCTCGAAAGCGTCGGCCTCCATCTGCCGGTTGTGGGACCGCCTCGCGTACTCCCGCAGCGCAATCGCCCGATCCCGGATGTCCTTGACCTCGTCCACCGACTTGGCCTCGGCCAGGGCGCGACAGGCGGCATCGTAGCGGACCAGATCAGTCATGGCCCGCGCCTAGTCCGAAATGACTAGTACGTTTGGCGTAAGCATTAAACCGATCCACTGGTGTATTTGTAACTTGCCGTCCATGTTCCGCCGCATGCACATGGGTACTCGTGCAGATCGATCGGGGAACAGAAGAATGAACAAGCGGCTTGCTAACCAGCAGTTGCTGCGTCTGGTCTACAACAGACGGGAAGATTGCGGCGGTGTTACAAGTTTGCATCAGGCGCACTCACTAGCCTGTGAGGCGGACGATGCTGGGACAGTTTGTCCTTCGCGGCCTGCGCCCGTGGCCGTAAGGTCGTCCCAACCAACAGAGCAGCCTTCCGAAACAAGCCGGTTGATGATCGGCATGCGCCACTTCGGCGGGACGCCAGAACGCTGCCACCACTTCTTCAAGGCGGCGTCCGAGACGCCCAAGGCCGAGGCGGCGCGCTCAATGCGAGTGCGGAGATCGCTGTTCATGGTGGTATCTAGGGACGATTTGTCCCGCGTGTCAACGCCAATGTCGCGAGACGATGCGTCCGCTCGCGGCGGGACATCTTGCCGCCTGACATTGGTGCCGGCCGGGCGACAATGGGGCATGGCTGGCAAATCGCTCCCGCTCACCGAATGGGAACAGAAGTTCTTGACTCGAACCCGCGCCTTGCGAGAGCGCGAGGGCCTGACCCAGCGCGAGCTGGCGGCTCGGATCGGGGTGGCGTATGAGAATTATCGGAAGTACGAGACCCGCAGCCCGGTGCCGCACGAATTCATTCCAAGGCTGTGCGGCTTTTACGGGATTACCGAACAGCAGCTTTTCGACGTGACCGGCCCGTTGCCCAAGCGCGCAAGGCCGGCTCTAGTCTCCTAGAAGTCGCCTCGTGAAATGTGAATCCAGCGGGACATTTTGTCCTTGACGGACGGGACGATTAGTCCCTTAATCCTCCCATCACCCCGATGGGAGCCGCCATGCAGAGCCCACCACTATCGTATCGAGCGCACCCGGCCGTCACACAGGCCGCGTTCGTCGAGATCATGGAAGCCCACCGCGCCGCCGACCGGCTCGTGAAAGGCCAGTACTGGTCGGACGGCAAGGGTTGCGCTGTCGGCTGCGGATCGCACGCCGTCATGGCGTTGACCGGCGAGACGTTTGATCACGCGGACCACGAGGCGCTTGGCAACCGGCTTGGTGTCCCGCTCGTGCTGATGCGGCTGCAGGATACGATCTTCGAGGGCCTGCATCTGGCGGACGCTCTCGAATGGCCAGTGCGATTTGCCCGCGCGATCCCCGAAGGTGTCGATCTCGGTAACGTCTGGCCGAAGTTTTGCGCGCTTCAGCAGCGGCGATTGCTGGAGCATGTTAAGCGGGCCGATGTGCGGGCTGCCGTCGAGCGGGTTGCTGTTGGCTACGAGACAAACTGGCAGAACGATACCCCGGCAGCAGCCGCGAGAGCCGCCAGGGCAGCCGAGAGCGCCGCCAGGGCAGCCGAGAGCGACGGCTGGGCAACCGAGAGCGGCGCCTGGGCAGCCGAGAGCGGCGCCTGGGCAGCCGAGAGCGGCGCCTGGGCAGCCGAGAGCGGCGCCTGGGC